AGCGGGTTATGTGGCAGTCCGGTCTTTGGGCGACTGCGCCGGGGTCCGGCTCGGCTGTCGGCCAGTTCGTCATCCTCGCGCCTGTCGGGGGCAGTTTCGCCGCCGGGGCCGCGACCACGGCAGGCGGCGCCACGCTGACGCTCACCGGGCCGCAGACGCCGATCACCATGGCGGCGTTCGGGCAGTTCGAGTTCGTCAAATGCAACTTCTCCGGGCAACTGACCACGAAGCGGATCTACGGGTGCGACGGGGTCAACCCGCCCTTTGAGTTCGACGGCACCACCTTGGCGCCGATCGCGACCGGCCTGTCGCCGAATGCGCCGTCACACATCTGCTTCCACAAGAACTATCTGTTTATCGCGCAGGGATCGTCGCTGATCTATTGCGCCGCCGGCACGCCGTTCATGTGGGATTCGGTGGACGGCGGCGGCGAGATCGCGACCGGCGACACGATCACCGGCATGATCACCCTGCCGGGCAGCCAGACCACGGCAACGCTTGGCGTGTACCTGCGCAGCAACGCGGCGTTTTTGTATGGCACCGACCCGACCACCTTCAACTTCGTCACGTTCAACAATTCGATCGGCGCAGTGCCGCGGTCCTGCCAGAACCTGTTCGACACGTTCTTTCTCGACGATCTCGGCGTTGTCACGCTCAAAACGACAATGAACTGGGGCAACTTCCTGCCCTCGACGCTGACCAAGAACATCCTGCCGTTCATCGCGCGGGAACGCGGCAATCTGACGGCATCGGCGATCAACCGGAGCAAGAGCCAGTACCGGCTGTTCTTCGGCGACGGCTATGCGCTGTATTGCACCGTGCTGAACCAGCAGTATCTCGGCGCCGCGCCAATGCTGTTCAACGACGTCATGATGTGCGTCGATAATACCAAACTGGTTTCGGACAACGAGGCGACCTACGCGGGCGGCAAGAGCGGCTATGTCTATCAGTTGGACGTGGGAACGTCGTTCGACGGAGCGGCGATCTCCGCCTATTTCGTGACGGCGTGGGATGTGGTGAAGTCGCCGCGCATCCTGAAGCGGTTTCGTGCGGCCTCGATCGAGGTGCAGGGCGGCAGCTATGCCGATATCCAGTTCGGCTACCAGATCGGATACAACAACGCCCAGCTTGCCCAACTGCCGGCGGTCGATTTCGTTCTGAATCTGGGCGCCGTGCCGCACTGGGACAGTTTTGTATGGGATGCGTTCACCTGGGACGGCAGCGGCCTGTTACCCTCGGACATAGACGAAACCGGGACGGCGGAGAATATCCGCGTCACTGTTAATTCAGGGACGAACTATATCGCCGCCTATACGATCAATAGTATTATCCATCATTATTCGATGCGCCGTGGAATAAGAGTATAATGACGAACTTGTTCTATAACCCGAGCGGCAGTCCCGGCACCGGGTCCGAGGGCCTGTCGGCGACCATGCGTGCGGAATTCGCCGCCATCGGCACGGCGTTCGGGATGATGCCGCAGATATCGACGACCGGCGTTTACACTACTGTGTTCAACCAGCAGGGGAGCTACACATTCACGCTGCCCGGTGCTCCCGGCACGCTAGCCATGCTTTCGGACGTCGCGACGGAAACGGCGCGGGCGGAAGCCGCGGAGGCATTGCTGGCACCGCTTACCGCACCGGCTTTCCTGGGTTCCGCCACCCTGGCCGGCAGTGTAATCCAGACCGCAAACACGTTGGCTTCGCCGCCCGCGATCGGCGGGGTTGCGCCTGCTGCCGGGGCGTTTACGACCTTGTCTGCGTCGGGTGCGGTCTCGGGCGCGGGCTTTACAAACTGGCTGGCCTCGCCGCCCGCGATCGGCGGGGTTGCGCCTGCTGCCGGGGCGTTCACTGCGCTCAATGCCGCGTCCGGCAATGTGTTCAACGACGTCGGCCGCAACCGCATCGACAACGGCAACTTCGAGATCGCCCAGCGGGGCACCTCGGGCTTCGCCATATCCGGAGCCTATACGCTGGACCGCTGGATCGCCTCGTGGTCTGCGGGGACAGTAGGGATCACGCAGGCGAGTGGGGCGACCTACACCTGCCGCAGGCAGCTCCAGCTTAACGCAACCTCCCTGCCTGTCGCAGCAACTGCGCGCTTCACCCATCGAATCGAGACGGCCAGGAGCTACGACCTCGCGGGACAGACGGTGACGTTGAGCTTCAACACGGCTTACACAGTGTCCGCCGGGACCACGACGTTCGCTGTCCAGTTCTACTACCCGACCCTGGGCGACACCTTCGGCACGCTCACGGCAATCGGTAGTCCAATCGCGTTCACCCCATCGTCCGGAGCGCCGGGCAACGTCTCCGTGTCCGTTGCTGTCCCGGCTGCTGCCGTTACCGGTCTACAGTTCGACATCATTGCCACCCAGGCGACGGCGACGGGCAACCTGACATGGGACATCACCTCGGTGCAGCTTGAAGCCGGTTCGGTTGCCACGCCGTTCGAGCGGATTGACCCGGCACTGCACCCTATTCGGTGCTTGAGGTTTTACCAGCCGATTACTATCAACCTCGTTTCTTACATGGCGGCTGGACAGAACTTCTCACAGTGGCTTCAGTTCCCTGTGCAGATGCGGGCCGCCCCGACCATCCCAGCCCCAACCGGGGTTAGTCTGTTCAACGCTACCGGGGCGTCATCTGCGGGCATCACCGCCGCTGGCTTTGAACCGTATGCAACCGCCACTGCACTCGGTGGTGCAACTCTTATTGCAACCTACGCAGCCTCAGCGGACCTGTAATCATGACAACCTACGCCCTGACCAATGGGTCCACGATCATCCAACGGAGCGACGGGGCCAACATCCCCGCCGACCCGGCCAACGCCGACTACCAGCAGTATCTCGCCTGGGTCGCCGCCGGAAACACGCCCGATCCCGCCCCGGTCCCGCCGGTTGTCGTGCCGGCCGCCATATCGCGCTGGCAGGCAATGCAGGTCATGCTGGCGACGCCATCAGCGGTGCATCCGGCCCCGGCCACGCTGTTCTCCGACGTTCAGGCGATCGTTACACAAACCGGCGGGACGATGCAGCTTGCGTGGCAGAACCAGCAGCAACTGTTCCGGAATGGGCCGTTTCTCACCCCGGCGCTGATGGCGGAGATCGGCGTCACCGATGCACAACTCGACGCGCTGTTCGTCGCGGCGCTGGCCTATCCGCTGTGAAGATGAAAGCTGCATAAATGTCAGGCTCGCTCGCTCCAGCGGTCAATGCGCCATCAGTGCCGCCTACGGTGCCGCCGCCGACTCCTGGCGCTCTGCCGCCAGTGCCAACCGGGACCGGTCTGATCAACACGGCGCCGTCCACCACGCCAGCCACGACCACAGCGGCGTCCGGTACACCGCAAACGGTCGGCGGCACCACGGTCACGCCATACACGACGACGAACGCGACCGCGACGAACGCCGCCCCCGCAGTCGGCGCGAACGTCAATCAGTTTCAGGTCTCGCCGAACGCCACGGTGTCGGGCCAGATCAGCAACATCATCGCGTCCGGCTCGCCGCTGATGGCGCAGGCCGAGGCCAACGCCAAAGACCTGATGAACCAGCGGGGGTTGATCAACTCGTCGCAGGGCATCACCGCCGGCCAGTCGGCGCTCTACACCGCGGCGACGCCGATCGCCACGGCCGACGCGGCGACCTACAACCAGGCCGCGACCAACACCACCACCGCGCAGAACACTGCGGCGGCTGCACAGGCGGCGGCGGCCAACACCGCGGGCCTGCAGAATGCCAGCCTCGCCACCCAGACCAGCCAGGCCAACGCGGCGGCGGCCAACACCGCATCCGGGGCTGCGCAGTCCACGGCATCGTCGCAGAATATCGCACAGATTCAGGCGAACACCTCGCTGACCAATCAGGAGAAGCAGGACCAGACGACGGTGCAAGTGCAGAATTTGCAGTCCCAACTGCAAACCAACCTTGCCAACATTTCCGCCAATACGAACCTGAGTATCGAGCAGCAGCAGACCCAGTCGGCGCAAACCATCGCGCAGTGGAACAACGAGAACGCGGTGACGATAGCGAACGCGAACAACGCCGCGGCGCTGCAAAATATCCAGGCGAACGGCGCGATCAACACGCAGATCCAGAACCTGACCGACAACAACAAGACATTACTGCAAACGTCGGCGAGTGCGTCGGCGCTCTACAGTCAGGCGCTGACGAACCTGTCCGCGATCATGACCAACCCGAATCTGTCCACGGCGCAGCAGGCCGCGGCACTGAACGATGGCGTCGCGCAGTTGCAGGACGGTCTAACGGCGTTGAACGATATCGCGAGCAACCAGCAGGCGAACTCGACGCTGGTGTTCAGTGATCCGCCAGCATCCTCATCTGCGTCGTCGCCAACCGCATCAACTGACACCAGCGGCGGCGGCGGTGGACAGTGAACGAGGTAATTGACGCGCTTTGGTCTCAGATCGAGCCGGACGTCTACATCACACGCGAGCAGTTCGCGCGTGGCCTGGAGGAGTGGGAGATCACGCCGATCCGGATCGGCGGCGAGCTTGCCTATGTCACCCTGATCCGAGGGCCTGAACTGCACTACACCAGCTTTGGCGGTCATCGGATCTCGCCCGGCTTGATCCGCGGCTGGCTGGCGCCACTGCTCGAACGCTACGGCTACGCCACGACGAGGACTCCGCGGGAGGATCTGCGCCAGCAGCGGCTGAACGTGCTGATCGGCGGCCGGGTAACGGAAGAATCGGAGTTCTTCGTTCATTTCAGATTGGATCAGAAATGCCGATCATAGCTGTCGCCATCGCGGTCGCCGTGGACGCAGTTGCCGTCAGCGCGGCTGTCGCGGGAACGATCACCGCGCTCGGGGTCATCGCTGCCGTGGGTGCGACCATTTCTGCGGTCGGGGCGGTCACGAAAGACAAAGCACTCACGATAGCGGGCGGCGTTATCGGCGCGGTCGGCGCGGTCGGCAGCCTCGCGTCCAGCGCCGGGTTGCTGGGGGCCGATGCGAGCGCCCCTCTGTTCGGCGCCACTCCAACCGCCTCGACGGCCGATGCGGCGTCGCAGGGATCACTCGATGCCATGTCAGGCGCGAACGCGGGCGCGGATACAGCAGCCTCGACGGCCGATGTTATCCCGACGCCGCCAGAGCCGCCCGGTGAAGTGGGCGCCGTCGATCCGGCAACCGGCAACGTCATCACGTCACCGGTCTCGGGTGCGGATGCGGCACCAACGGCGGCGGCCTCCACGCAAGCCTCGGCGGCGACGAATGCCGCGCCTTCGCTTGGAACCGAACTGCCGGCGCCAGATCAAACGGCGCTGGCAAACCAACAGGCGCTTTCACAGACGGGGGGCACGACTTCGACTGCGGTTGTGGGGGATCAGCCGTCCCCCCCTACCGGCGCCGCTGCGGTTAACCCCGTGCCGAACCTACCGCCGGGTGCGCTCGCGCCGGGCGGGGTCGCTGCGCCTGGCGTTGGCGGGTCCGGCGTGTTGCCGTCCTCGAACCCCGGCTCGCTCGGCTGGTCTCCGGGCGCTGCATCCGGTGCGGATTCGGCTGCCAACTCCGGCACCGGCATCGGCGCCACGCTCTCCAGCGCGCTCTCCGGCATCCAGGACTTCACCAAAAACAACCAGTTACTCACCTACGGCATGATGCAGGCCGCCGGATCGCTGCTGACCGGGGCAACCAGCACGCTCACGCCCGCGCAAGTCACCGAGCTCAACGCGCAAGCCGCGGCGAACAACGCGGCGGCGGCGCTGACACAGCAGCAGACGGCGAACCTGGCAATGCCAAAGGCGGTTGCGTCCTCCGCTCCGGTGACCGGGGCGCCGCAGACGCTGGTGCCGGGCGCGTCCTCGTCGGCGCCGACGCCTACACCGGGGTTCATCAATCAGGCGCCCGTGGCGGCCAACGTGACGGGCAAGCCCGCAACGGCCGCGGCGGCGTGAGGAGAATCCAATGTCCGAACTGTCGAGCCCACTGCTTCAGCAGACGCAGGACCAGGTTGAATCGGGCCTCGTTCCTGAGAACCGCCAGAATTATACAAAGATCGTCGTAGCCGGCATGCACCTTGCGCTCGACAAGGGACCAAACGGCTTGATGGCATCGCTCGCCAAAAGCCGCGACCCGGTCGCCGACGCAGCGAAAGGCGCGGTGTCGCTGATGGTCATCATGCGCAAGCAGGCACACGGCATCATGCCGATGAAGGCGGCGGTTCCGGCGGCGCTGACGCTCATGCTGAAGGGGCTGGATTTCATCGACAGGTCGAAGATCGCCCCGGTCGGACAGCCCGAGTTGGTGCGCGCGACCCACATCTTCGCGGACTTCTTATTCGCCCGGTTCGGCATCACCAAGGCCGGTCTCGCGAACGCGGCGGTGAAGGTTCACGCCATCACGCGCGATCCGCAGGCCATGGCTGCGATCAATCTCAAGGCCGGATTTACCCGTCATCCTGACGCCGCCACGCCGACGCCGCTGCCGCCGGGACCGGGCGGATTGATCAACGGCCCTGCGGCTGCCGGCGGTTAACCGTCCGTGTCATTGATCAACGGCATTAGCGGCCTCGGCACCGGGGTGTCCGCGCAGGCTGGCGCTGCGATCCAGGACAACATCAGCGACGGTATCCGTGCCGCGCTGACGCCTGCCCGCACGCCGCTGCTAAACGCCACGCCCGGCGCGCCGGTAGAGTCGACGCCGGCCGCGCCGGCTCCTGCGCAAGAGTCCACACCGGCCGCCGCGCTTCCGGGGCCGAGGATGCCGCCGGGTCCGAACCCCTACGGCGACAACCCGCACGCGGCGGCGCTGTGGCAGGCCGAGCTTGCCATCAAGGGGCCGGAAAGTGGCGGCAAGGCCAACGCACAGAACCCCGTCTCGTCGGCGGGCGGGCTGTTTCAGATCACCAACGGCACATGGGACGCGGCGACGCAGAAGATGGGCCTGCCGGTCGCTGCATCCGACGTCGAGCGGGATGTGCAGAAATACCAGCCGGGCCTGAACACTGCCGTGATGCGGCATATCAACACCGAGGCGGCGAGCGCGCTCGATGCGGCGGGCCTGCCGGTGACGGTGCAGACCCTGCAGGCGGCGCACCGGCTCGGACCCGGTGGGGCAGAGCAGGCGATCAAGACAGCCCTGACGAACCCCAACGCTCCGCTTGTGGGCAACGGTCTGGCGGCGGACGCGACCCGGGGTAACGGCGACATCGCGCGGCTAACAGTGGGCCAGTTTCTCGCGAACCCGTATCAGCAGAAGGCAGCATCCTGATGGTTTCGCTTATGAACGGCCTTAGCGCCCTCGGCGCAGGCGTCGCCCAATTCGCCGGCCAGGCCGGGCTTGAGCAGCAGAAAGCGGACCTCGCGCAGCAGCAAACGGTGCTCGCCGATCAGCTCGCGACGACGCGGGAGACCGGGCTGCAGAAGTCGGCGGGCGACATCGCGGCGACAGCGGCGGCCAAGGAGCAGACGTTCCAGACCGGGCTGCACGCCTCCGACAACATCGCCAGGGCTGCAAATGTCGCCGCCGAGCAGGCTGGCGCCAACACGCGCAATACGGCGACCATAGCGGGCGAGGTGGCCCGGACGCAGGCGACCATCAACGCGCCACCCGAGACCGTCAAGCTATTGCGTGCTCTCGGTGTTCAGTTGCCCGGCGCAGCATCTCCAACCGAAACCGCGCCTGCCGCAGGGTCAACGGGAGCATCGGCCGGCGCATCGGGCACCTCGGGCGGCGTCGTGCCACCGCTGCCAGGGCCGCGGGCGACAGGTGGGACCGCAGCAGACGGCAGCGCCGTGCCACCGCTGGCCGGTAGTTCGCCGCCGACCGGCATTTCAACGGCAACAACAAGCGTATCAGGCCAATCCGGCACGGCTTCGGGCGACCAAGCACGCGCGGGAGGGGCACCTATGGCGGACCCTATGGACAACCCGATAGTTCAAAAGGCACTCGGATATCCAGCGGCCGGTTCGGAGGACGCCTTGCGCCGGGCTGTCGCCGCTGATGTCAAAAGCGATCCCGCGTTCAGATACAAAACAGCAGGGCAACAAGCGACCGAAACCGAACTCAGGGTCAATGTCGCGAAGGGCGCAATGACCAGTCCCGAGACCCAGGCCGCCAACGCCGCCATGATTGCGAGTTATCAGATCAAGCCGCCCGACGGTTTTGCTTTATCGAGACCGGGGGCTGCCGAGACCATGGCCATGGTGTCAAAATTCAATCCGGATTATCAGGAATCCCGCTTCCCTGAAATCAACAAGGCCATGTCCGCCTTCGGTCCTGGTCAGCAAGGCAATGTTGTGCGGTCGCTTGATGTTGGCGTGCAGCATCTGGATGTCTTTGATCAGGCTGCGGCGGCCCTGGGAAACGGCGACGTTCGCGCGCTGAACGGTATGAAAAACTGGTTTCAGCAGCAGTTCGGCGTCGCTGCGCCAACGACGCTGGAGGGTTTGAAGCAGATTGTCGGGACCGAAATCGAGAAGGCCGTTGCCGGAGGGATAGGCACCGGGGCGGACCGGGATCGTCTGATGAAATCCTTGGACAGTGCAAACTCACCGGCTCAGTTGCAGGCCATGACGGACGGGTTCCGTGCCTTGATGGCAGGCCAACTGGACGGACTGAAACGCCAGTACGAGAATGATACGGGATTCAAGACAGGGGCTTTTGCGTTCGAGAAGAAGTTGGCCCCGGCGACGCTGAAGGCATTGGCATCGCCGCATCCGGTGTCCACGACTGACCTGAATGCGCCATCGCGCAACGCGCCGATGACGGGACAGCAGATGTACGGTGGCTCTGCCCTGGCGGCGGCGCCTGCTGCTCCAACCGCCGCACCCGCCGCGCGCACCACCCCGGCGGCACCAGTCGATCCGGCTGACCGCAAGGCCGATACCCCGTACGCACTGCCTGGCGGCAAGCTCGGCATGTGGCGCGGTAACGGCTGGCAGGTAATCCAGTAGTGCCCCAAGCCCTGCTATCCGATGCTGATGTCGGGATCGGCGTGCCCCCGGCTTCGGGTGCGTCACCACCCGCAGGCCCGGTGGGGGCTGGACCCGCAGCGCCCAGACTGCTGTCCGATGCCGATGTCGGGATCGGCGCGCCTGCTGCTGCGCCGCACTCCGGGCCGGCGGCCGCCGACTACTTCGGTGATTTGGCAGGCCAAGCTGGCGGTAAAGCGGACGCGGCGCGCGACAATGCGCCGATGACCGGGGCACAGATGTATGGCGGCGTCGCCCCCGCCGGATCGCCTCCTGCGTCCCTTGCCGACACTCCAATCGGGCACATCGCCAAAGCCGCCGCCCAAGGCTGGCAGGATAGCCCATCGATCCTGACGGACGAAGGGCAGCAAGCCGTCGATCAGTATGGCGGCATCATTGGGCGCGAAATCATCAACCCGGCACTCAAGGTTGTCGGCGGGGCGCTTCTGTCGGCGCCGTCTGCCGCGATGAACGCCATTGCTGAGACCGCCAATCAGGTAACGGGCAATCCGCAAGCCGGGCGGGACGTGATGGCCGCGCTGCAAGTGCTGCCGATCTTGCATGGATCGGCGCCTCCGATGGCGATCGGTCATGCACTGGATGCAGTCGGCGGCAAGTTGGCGGATTTGACTTCGGGCGCGGGTCGCGCTCCGGTCGATGTCGCCAATGCGGTAGTGAACGCACCGACCATTGATGCTGCGATTGAGGCGGCGACCGGCGCGGTGAAGGGGGCGGGAGAAGCCAAAACCGGGGAAGTGCTCGGCGCAGGCGATCTGTGGCGAACCGATCCCGGGCAGCTTCAAACCATGCTCGACGAAAAGAACCTCTCCGACCGCCAGAAAGTCGTGCGCGCGCTTGGCAGCGAGCCGGCAGCGGTGGATTTCTTCCGGCTCGACCGCAAGCAGAATAGCGACGATCCGCAGCGTGCCGCCGAAGGTGCGGCGGAGTTCAACGCGAAATTCGGCAATCTGACGCCCGAACAGGAGCGGCTTATCTACGGCATTGGCGACACCGGCGCGCAAGCGGGCGAAATTCAGCAGGTTCTCGACGCGCACAGCAACCGCTCGGACAACCCTGCCGATGCGGGGTATGAGGCCGCGATTGCAATCCGCAGCGTTCCTGCGGCGGATATTCTGGCGGTCCCCAAGGGTGGCGCATCTCCGGCGGCTCAGGCGGCATACGTTCGCCTGGGGAATGCCTACGCGGACATGCACGACGCCGGCGTGCCGTCAGACCAGATCGCCCCTACCATTGCCGCTGCGCTGGTGCAGCATGGCGGATGGTCTCCCGGCGATGCTGCCGATGTTGTTGGCGACTTCATCGAGCAGGCGCGGCGGGCGTCTGTGGCTGCATCGGTCGATCAACCCCGGATCGCGGGTGCGGCCGGGACGGCGCCCGATGCCTTAACGGCAGGGCCGCAACCGGCCGGTGCGGACATAACGCCGCAAAATCAGGCCGCCATCTCGACTGCCGACATGAAGGCTAACCGGCGCGTCAACGAGCAGCGCCAGATCCAGGCGCCGCCGGAAGCGGGCGACACCACGATCCACGTCGAGGGGTCATTCCCGACGCTGGCCGAACACCGTGGTGATCCCGTCCTGTCGCAATACGAAAACCTGTTGCGCGAACGCAACCCGGGCGAATTTGTCGGCGACGGCAAGCGGTTGACGGAGAATAACAAGGCCAGGGTCAACAAGTTTGATGGGCTGACGATACCCGACACCGTGCTGAACACGATGCGCGGCGACCGTGACAAGCGGTGGAACGACAATGCAGACGGCATCCTGCCGACCGCTCAACCGGCCGACCTGTCGCTGGCGTATGACTGGGTCACTAAGGAGCTGCAGAATCGACGGATACAGGAAAACGACGCCATCGCGAGCGTGCTGACCGATTTCCGCGACAGGCTGGTCGACAAGACGACCGGCGATCTGAAGACCGACCCGGCCGCCGTCTGGGGCATGCACGACCATCTGCAGAACCAGTTGTCGAAAGCCAAAGACCCGCTGAACGCGTCGAGCGCCGAGAAATTCTCGATGGCGCAGATAATGGCCGCAAAGGACCACATAGACCGGGCGATGAATGTCGCTACCGATAACCGGTTCCAGACTGCGCTCGACCAGTATGCGGCCGATTCCAAAGCCATCAATGTCGGGGTTCTGCTAAACGACTACCGGCCGCATTTGACGAACATGACTGGTGAACTGCAAGCACAACGATACCACAATTGGGTCGCCAGTCTCGCCAAGGAGCGCGGCGATCCTGGCATCGACCCGTCGATGGATATTCCCGACAAAGCGATGCAATCGTTGATCAGTATCGACACCGATCTGAAGCGGGCCAAGCTGATCAAGCTCGGCGCCCCCGCTGGGTCACAGACGAACCTGCTCGGCGCCCTGGCGGAGAAGGCCGGGCTGAAGGCGGCGCACGCGCTCGTCGGCAAGATCCCGATCCTCGGCCCGGTTCTGAATGTCGGGACGGACTACATGGCGCAGCGCAAGCTGGTCGCCGACACTGCAAAACATCTCGCCGAGCCCGAGGG